GTTCACACGAAGCAATGACGCAGTCATTGTTACAGCCGTTTGGCCATTTAATGTGACGGTTTCTGAGACTTCGTTGTAGTTTGCGTCCAACCCTTGAACAACGATTGTGCGGGCACCAGTTCCTGCGCTTGTGTCGTTTGCGCTTGTTGAACTAACCGTCATTTGAAGCGCAACAGCAGGAAAAGTTATCAAGCTTGGCAAAGGCCAAACGGAAACCTGAGCTGAATCTACATCAGGGTTAAAACCAAAAACAGTAACGCTCCTGTGGCCTTGAATTTGACCACGAGCTACCTGAAGCTCAAAAGGCTCAAAAGCACCCTGTCTTGTGATTGACGAGATAGTGGTGCTCATTACGCAATACCTGCTTGCACAACTTTAAGAACCACCGTGCCAGCGCCAGAATTAACCAGAACCTTCAGTCCGGTGATCGGGAAATTGATGTAGCCATCTTCATTGCCAGTTTTGCTGGTAATGGTTGCATCGTCAAACCAAGTTGTGAAACCAACGCTTGGATCGTCATAAGAAAACTGAACGGAGTAGTTGACGGTTCCAGTCACCACCACCGCAAAACCAATGTTTATTGGAGATATGTTCGTGTTGATTACAATCGCGTCAGTCGATCCGGTGCCAGTTTTAGATACAGTCTGAACCCTCATACCTTCCTCCAATATGAAGCGGGGGCACGAAGCCCCCACCCATTTCAACAAGCACGGCCACCGCTTTTCTTGCTAGGAACAACAGTACGAGTGACTTCGCGCTCTTTAGTGCTAACAGAGCCCTTACCACCCAATGCACCAACAGCCTCACTAAGCTTACGAGGAATCTTCTTGATAGTTCCGAGAGGGTCTTTCAGAGCCCGCATAAATTGCTCACGGGTCTCACGGTTTTCCTTCTCTTCATCCTCATAAAACTTGTCGTAAGCCATTTCGTTGTCGCTTACAGCACCGCCACCTTCGTATTTCTTAACCTTCCCGCCCTTTTTAAAGGTGCCAGAAAGCTGGTTAATGCTTACAGGTGTTGATGGACGCTTACTTCCTTGCGGCATCTTGACGGCACGGCCATCATCTTGCACGGCCCCACCGTCAGCAAACTTTTTTGTTGCACCGCCTTTTTTGTAACCACCAGCATTACCTTTTACAACGCCGCCGGTAGCACAAGCCATACCACCTTTTTTGTAACCGCCGCCGTTACCCATCTTTACGTCACCAGTTTTAGCAGGCGAGTGATCAGGCTTAGCAGTGTTCATCTTGGTGTTGACGTAGCCTTCAGCGCCCTTTTTAGAAGCACTCACAGGAATGACGCTGCCGCCATCCTTGTAGCCACCTTGACCCATGGCAACACCGCCGGTCTTCAAGCCTTTGTGGGCTTTAGAAGCAGGCATGTCAGCATGTTTCTTCAGTGACTCGGGCATACCGCCGTCTTTCATCACAGGGCGTACTGGCATACGAGACGCCATCATTGCCTTGCGACGAGAAGCCATCGAAGGCTTCTTAGGTGCTGGGCCTGCTGGCATTGCTGCAGGCATTTTAGAGGGCATAGTAGGAGCAGCCATAGCGCCGAGGCCACCCATCGCCATTTTCTTGGCTTTAGTGGTCGAGCCGCCTTTTTTCATTGCTACCGCACCGCCTTTTGCGAGCTTGAGCTCAACGGTAGGCTCCGTGGTCATCATTTTGACCATAGGTTTGAATTGGCCCATATCGTGCCCCGTCAACCTTTCTGAGCGTATACCACAGTGAAGCGGTAGATGCCCTGAGTTGTTACGATGGTGCCGTCTGGATCAACTGTGAGGAAGACGCCGGTATTTGTACCAACATCAGCCATCGCAGCCAATTGAGCAGCAGTAAAAGACAGCGCAGCGCGACCGCCACCGATGACATCTGTAGCAGACACATACTGAGTGCCTGCGGCAGCGGTGCCAACAGTTGCATTAATCGCAGTTGCAGTACCACCACCAACCGACTCGTCCTGAACTTGATCGATCAAAATATCGACAATTTGAGAACCAGAAGGAATGGTGACACTGGTGCTAGACGCGGTGCCGTCTGCGTTCGTGGTTACGGTGCTGGTCTGCATCAAGACGACGAAACCGCCGTCAGTGGTGTCAGTCAACGTGCCAGAACCGGAGCGCAGAGCAGAACCGAAATAAGTTTGTGCCATTTCGTTCTCCTGTGAAGAGGGAGGCCGAAGCCCCCCAACCCATATTTAGACGCCCGGTGTGCCGTACATAGCACGCCAGTCGGTGAAGCCCACATCGTAACGCTCAGTCGCCTTGTAGCGCATTGAGTCAGTCTCGAAGTCGCCTTCCATGGTTTTTTCCAGCTTACGACGCATCAGAAGCTTCATGCCTTCTGGAGCATCGGTCTGAACCCACCATGCGGTAGCGGAAGTCAGACGCGACAGAACTGCAGCGCCTTCGTCCAGCAGACCAATCGACTTGATCGGGTTGATGTCGTTGTTAGCGTTGCCGCTACGGAGAACCGACTTCAGCAGAACTTCAGCTTGGAAGATGTTGCCGGGTGCAACCACCAGTTGGCGGGGAACCAGACGGATCTTCTTGCCGTTGTTGTCCACAGCTTGACGGATCTGGATAAGCATCTGCTCAAGCGAGGTCTGCGACAGGTTAGCTGCTGTTGCCAGCAGGTTGGAAGCGGTGCCGTTGACGATTGGGTGCGAAGCTGAGTTCAGTTGCACACCGTCGCCGCCGGGGTAGGCCGAGTTGAAAGCGCGGTTCAGCACGTTGGCCGACAGCGTTTCTTTGGTCTCAATCAGCGACTGAGCCAAGTGACGGGCATACACCTGACCGATACGGATATGGTCGCCGTCTTCCACCAGCACTTTGGTCAATGCGAAGGCGAGGCCATACACATTGTAGACATAGCGCTTGAGGAAGAGCACGCCACCCTGCTGATACGATACTGGAGTACCGTCAGGCAGTTGTGGAGCCGCGCCAAAGCCGTACAGAACTGGCTCTTCGTGGTAGTTACGTGGGATACCTTCCGACTCGCGGAAGACGCGTGACCATTCATCGGTACGCTGGTCGTAGACACCGTCAAAACACTCATTCAGGATTGGTTCGACAATGCTACGAAAGTCGGTACTTCTCATTGGAGCTGCCATGGTTCATTCCTCCTTATTAGATGGCGGCGCCAGCAGCAGTAGCAAACTGGTACTCGCTGATGTTGGCGCGGACGATCACATACGAATCGCCCCAAGCGTTATCGGAATACGGAGCAATGTCAATAATGCGCATTTGCGCACTGTTGCCAGCACCAACCAAGGATGTGGACAGAGTAGCCTGAGAAAGACCAGTTACGTTCGATCCAGCAGTTGTGTTTGAAAGATCAGCCTCGTCACCAATGGAGGTTTGAGCCAAGGTGCCGTCAGATTGAATTTCATACACGATGTTTTGATCAGCGTAGAAGTACGCAACGCACGAACCAGTCTGGTATGCAGTGTTTGCAGGCCAGTAGTTCGATACACGGCGACGACCAGTAGTGTCAGTCCACTCTACACCAGCAAATGCGCCAACGAAGGCATCACCGGCTGCTGCAGGTTGAATAACGCCACCAGTGACATACTTCACAGGTTGACCCTTGAGAATATCGGCGTTGTAAGCCGATGCAATACCGCCAGCCAGTGCTTGAGCGCGATCCAGACCCGAAGGATGAAACGCAGGGCGCAGGCCGAACGGAGCATTAGTGCTAGACATAATTAACTCCTATCAGTTTAACGAATGCCTTAGCCAATAAATGTTGGCGCAGGCAGTGGTTTGTCCAGTTGCTCAATGCCCTCACCCTCGACTTGTCCGAGTCTTTTGCCCGAACTATCACGGCCTTGGATGTTCTCTGCTTGCATTCGGATCTTGTTGGCCTCCTCAAGAGGAGCCTCGTGGTGGAAGTGCGCCATGATGTCTTGGTACATATCCATCGGGATCTTAAACAGCAGCATCTCATTACACGCGATATAACCAGTATGTTCTCCAGCCTTTACACGGTAGTTCTCAAACCCTTTTACATCCTGTTCCATCACAGGAATATAACCGAGGCGAACCCGCTTATCGATGCTGTCGTAACTATTGGTTGTCGATAACCAGCAAACATGCCAGCCGGGAATCAGTGGAGCATTTGGCAATGCGCTTTGTGTCCATTCATCTTTCCACATCTTTCGACGTTCATCAGACGACACAAATGTTTCCTCCGGTGCCTCACGAACCGAGTCGTGACTAGCGCGAGATTCGCGCCCACCTGCAGAGAGAGATTTTTTCAGACGAGAATCCATGATTAGTTCCTTCCTTGACGGTTACGGGCTTCCATTGCATAGCGTTTGATCATGCGGTTACGTTTCTCAGAATCGTCCCACATGCCTGCATCTTTCATAGCCCGGACTTGATCCGGGGTGAGGGTGAAGGTATTCCCCCGCCCTCCACTATTACTCGACGCAACCTCACGACCACTGCTGGTTACCACGCTCCGAGGACGGCGCTGTGCCGGTTTCTCGCTGCTGTGATCATTGTAGCGGCTCGGTAGCCTTTCTGACAAGCGATTGTCAAGCTCTTTCCAATAATCTTGCGTTGCAGGATCCCAGCCCTCTTCGGCCATGGCCTGATCAATCGTCAAGGCAATTTTAGAGTCAATGTCGCCACCCTGTGGGTCATACCACGGGTTGTTCTCAAGCCAGCGGGAGGCATGACGCGAGACACGAGGATCCTGCTGAATCGTCTGCTGGCGCTCAGGTTGAACCATGCGCTGCTTGTACGACTCCAGATCCTCAGCCTTGCGACGGGCCTCAAACCACATCTCTTGAGCAGAGGTCAGCAAAGTGCCGTCACCATTTGAGGTGGCCTCAGCAATCTTGCGTTTGGCAAACTCAATACGGTTGTGCTGATCCTCAATCGCTTTGTCCAGCCTAGCTAATTCACTACCGGCTGTTTTCTTTTCAACAACGGAGAGGCGCTCCAGAAGTTCTTGGTTCTGGCGCTGCAGGTTTTGCAGGCGGACGTCCTTCTCCACTTGGTTTTGGCGGTGGTATTCCTTACGAGCCTTGCGCTTTGCCCGTTTAGCAGCACGGACGCGCTCTTGCTCGGGGTCTACCTCACCATTGGCTTCGATTTCAGCCGCCTCAGCAGCCTCGTCGTCTTCGTCTGAGCCATGATCGTCGTCAGCAGCACCATCTTGCTTCAGCTCAGGCTCATCACCTTCCATTCCTTCAGGCAAGGTTACGGTTGCAGAACCGTCTTGCCCTTCGTTAATCAGCAGATCAGGCGTCTGATTATCAGTTGCGTCGGTTGCCATTGTTACTCCTTAGATAAAAGCCCGCATTTCCAGCGGATCACCAGTGACTCGTGCAATGAGCTCATGGTCGTTAAGAATCATGAATAGCGCAGGATCTTCGTAATCCTCGTCGCCGGGAACAGGTACTTCCCAACGGTCGCCACCCCACTTCGGGACACGGATGTAGTCACCTACTTGAGCCCATGCGCCTTCAGGCCACGGCTCCATCGTGTCGCGCTTCTTAAATGCCAGAGGGCCAATCATCAGCACCTTGGCTACCATGTTGTTCCACTTCTCGGTCTCTTTAGTTTCTTCAACCAAGATAATCCCGGCACTGGTTGCTTTCTTCTTGGTACGACGCAGTTGCACCAAAATCCTTGCTCCAAGAGGTTCAGCACCGGGGTTAACGCTCGGGAATGCCCAAGCTAATTCAGCCTCGTTAGAAGCTACCGGTTCATTCATGTTCATCCTGTTCCCTTAATAAATTGTTAAGTATTGCAAGGGCATATTCCAGCCCCTGATGTTCGCCGACCAGCCGTTGATATGTCTCAAAGTTGACGCAGTTACCCGCCGCCAACGAAGCGGCAATCTCGTGCTGACGCGCTTTTACAGCGCCAATAAAGTCGCCTTCGTATCTCATGCGTTTGATTTATCTATGCCTTTGCTTCCCCCTTCAAAATTACCGTGATCGGAATTGGCTTTCGGCTGAGTTGCCGAGCCCTGCTCTTTGTACTCTTGACCAGTGATCCACGCACCAGCCGCATTGCGGTGTTGCTGACGCACTGCCTCAGACTGCTCTTCTTTCAAAGTAACGGCCATGATTACACTCCTAAGTTGCGTTGTGCTGCATCCTGCAGCTTTAAAGCAGTTTCCTGCTGCTCTTTTTGCAATTGGACGCCTTCGACCGTAATCTCTGCCGCCTTCATGCGTTCCTTCGTCAGGTTGTTTTCAGTATTGATAGCAACCTGTGTCTGGATCTTTTTGTCCTGCATTTGAATATCAGCCTCATCACGCATCTTGCGACGCTCTGTCTCAGCCATCGAAGCCTGCAGCACTGCCTGTGATTCAGAATCCATCACCTGAGCAGACTGCTTCTGCTGTTGAACCATCTGAGATACCGTCTGACCCAACTGCTGCAGGGCAGGCATAACCTTCTCAAAGACCTTCTGCGTATCCATCTTCACATGCTCAGAGGCAACGGCCACCGTCTGGTCAATCGCCTTAGTCATGCCCTTCTCGTCGTACTTACTAAGGTCAAGGCCCGTATCGCCAGCAGCGTACTGCGTCATCTGATCCTTGTACCAAAGAACCATGTGCTGCTTGATGTGCTCCATCTCCTGCGGCAGGCAAGCCATGGCGACAATCGGATTGCTACCCATCGTTGGATCTAAGGCAAAGTTCAGGTGGCTCATAATATGAGCTAGGTGATCCTGACCGGGATACGCAAAGGCAGGCTTGCCAAGTGCCATCGACATGTTCTCGTCAATCGCATTCATCTCACCCGGCTTGATGGCAGAAGGCATCAGCTCAGCCACATTAGGCACCTTCATCTGCTTTAGCGCCCGAGAGATCACGGCACGGCGGTCAAACAGGTCAGGATTCTTCTCAGCGAACTGAACTACCGTCTGAATCTGAGCAATACGCTGGGTTTCGCTAAAAATATGGGGGTCAGATACCGGAACGATGTCGGAATTGCGCTCAAAGTCCGATTTTTCGACTTCAAGGTCTTCAACAACGTCACCGCGCTTCTGATCGTCCAGATACCAGCGGTTAATCCGCCCCAAAATCATCAAAACACGCTTCTGAGACTCGTGCAAACGGGCATGGATCGAAGAAAACACTGCAGAACCCTGCTCAATCAGCGCCTGAGTGGTGCCTACGGGCGCATTTGCGTTCACATCAGCGATCTTTTCCTCTGCGGTGGTCACTACCCCCTTGGCTTGGGTCGTAAGCCAGCCCAGAAGCTCCATAAGCACCTGTGAAGGCGGGTTAAATGGCAGCGGCATAGCGATCTTGCGCACATCATCCACGCCCGGAGCGCCTTCAATCTCAATAACCTGCGTCACATCAATCTGATCTGACTGGCCGGAGATCTTTCCGCCCTTCAGCTTCATCATTGTGGCTGAGTTATTGATGTGAGCCGTGTCCAAAAGCGCCCGCAGAGCACCCGTCAGGGCTGCAGA